TGCACCACCACCACCTGCTCTAGCAGTTCCACCACCGCCACCACCTGCGACAACTAAATAATCTACGGTGCTTGGTTTAGCGGTAACTCCAGTTATAGCTGCAATTACATTGGCTATCATTATCCGATATTTCCAACGACATACCATGTATTAGCAGCTGTCTTGATGCAGGCTGCTGACTTGTATTGACCAAGTGTTGGGCTGGCTGCTGTCGCACCTGCTGACAGGACTGTAGTCGTGCCGGGCGTTACTGCTGAAATAGTACATAACCCAGCCCCGATGTTAAGAACTGTAAGAACTGTTCCGATTTCAAACGCGACCGAAGCATCTGTAGGGATCTTGAAAGCAATAGCAGTTGCCTTGTTCATGATCTCTAGGCTCTGATACTGGTCTGCTAAGACTGCTGTGTAGTCGGCTGTGTTAGCCGCGCCTACTGAGAATGAAGTAAGTCCGTTATACATAGCCGCGCTTAGGACATCGCCTGTTGCTGCTGGAAAGCCTGTTGCCATTTATATCTCCTAATACGCCATTATGTTAGTGCCGATTATACCTGATATGTCCGATCCGATGATGAACCCTTCAACGATCGGTTCGAGAGTTGTCACAGTTACCTTCATGGAATTGGGCGTGATATCCCATGCGAGTCCTTGTGCCTGTAAAGTCTTAACGATAGTTGAGCCGTCTGGCTGCACATTTGTAATCTTTAAGTTAGAGAAGTAATCCAGATCCAGCATTGTCGCAGTCGGTACATCTGGATCTAGTAGATCGACCGTCATAGCATCTATGCGGATCGTAGTCTCTTTGCGAGTTGCCACATATATCTTTGCCACATTGAGCGCATCTGCGTCTGTCTGCAGAACTAGGTTGTTCTCATTGATCTGGTGCGGAAAGTACTTGGCAATAGAAGCTGTGTCCTCTGAGACCTGCTGTGTGCCGCCATAGCGGGTCATGCCAGCGCTGTTAATAATTAACTTGTCATCGAAGGCGAAGGTCAGGTTGGTGTAAGGGATACCTGTTGTTTGATTAAACTCGATCGGAGTCTCGCCATACTTCTTTATCACATTAGTGCGGTTTAAAAATATCGCTGTGCCTTCTGTGTCAATATAGAACGCGCCCTGCTCGGAGAACTCTGCGTTCTTTAGCGCATCGAGCGCTGTGCGAGAAGTGCCAGGATCGGCTATGCAGGTCGTGTTGCCGGTATCTATGGTGCGCATAGAAGTAGGCCATGAGACTTGATCTAGGATCTTGCCAATACGAGTGCCAGTATCCTGCCCAGCAGTAGCGCTTGCTACTGTTGTAATTCCAGCCTGCTGCATAAGTCTGAAAGCATCAGAACAGATTATGTCCACATAGCCTGTCTCTTGGCCTTGAGGATAGGTGTATTTGTAATCTGTTGTATAGCCTGAGAATAAGAAGTAACCCACGCCGCCTACCGTTGCTGAGACACGCAACTTGCGAAGCGGAGTCAAGAAGCCAAAGTAAGGCGAGTTCACATTCTGAGGGTTAAAGTCAGAGTTAGGATCTAAGACTCTGATAGTTGCAGACCCAGACTCGTAAGTGTCGCGCATGATATTCCGACCGCGCTTGATACTGATCTGTCTTACATTAGGAGTGAGATCGACCGTAGGCTCTGGAGTAGTCGTTGAAGCAAGTGTGCCTGTGCCTAGAACGCCGTACTTCTCATCGCCAATAGTGAACGGATAGCCGAAGGTAGCGCCGCTAGTAAAGTCGAAGGATACAGAGATCTGTGCAGGTAAGGTCATGGCCCGAATGACCCACCTTGACGGAAGATAGAAGAAAACTTGGCGGAGAGTGAAGCATCAAGCAGAGTATCGCGCAGAACATCTTGCAGACTCTCTTGAGCAATAATTGAGCCAGCATTGACATTGACTGTGAAGTCAACGCCTGCAGCGCTTGTCTGTGTTGAACCGTTAGGCAATGAGTATTGTTGACCAGTCACCCCATAACCTTCAGCCATAGACACGACAGGGAAGGCTGTTGGATTACCGATGCGGCGAACCTGCGCTTCGATCATGTCAAGATAAGACTTCCATGCTGTGAATGGGTTTTTAGCATCAGGGAGGCTTGCTAGGTAAGCAGCTAATTGCTGTGATAGTCCTTGAGACTTGGCTAGTTCTCCAGCAAGTTTAGAAGCCTCTGAAGTATTGCCGGTCAAGATAGCCAGTTGTAATTCTAGGCGCTTGCGCTCCTCGTTCGTAATTTCACCCTTGAGTGCAGCGATAATCGAAGCCTGTTGAATATCAAATAAAGTGCCAGCCTTTTGCAGCGCTGTTTGCTCTTTAATCGCTTTAGTTTGCTCTTTAGTTGTCTTAAGCAAAGCATCGCGGTTCTTTTTTGCTGCCTTGTCGGCTGCTGCCTTAGTCAATTCTGCTCGAATTGCTGGAGTGATGCCTGAGCGATCAATTCCTCGGTTCATCTCGGCTTCGCCTATTGCGCGGAAGGCTTGCAAGTCTCCACGCGCTAGGGCTGCTAATTGACCAACGCCGACACCGAAGCGGCGCACGAAGGTAGCAAGTGCAGTAGAAGTTTTTTCAATAAGGTTAAGTGTGTTAGTAAGTCCACCTTCTCCACCGCCGCCAAGGGCTGCAAGTGCATCGAGTAAGCCGCCACCGATGATCTCTTGAGCATTGCTAGAAGCAACTGATAAGCGCTGCATAGCACCTGCATAAGTATCGACTGAGACTGTTGCTTGTCCGCCGAATAGATCATTGATGCGTGTCTGGACTTCCTCAAAAGACATGGCCTTGAGTTCAGTCTGAGTTAAACCAATACCGTATTTAGCAAGAGATCGAGTCTGGCCTACATAAGCCTTTGAAAGATCACCGGCAACGCTGACAACATCTGCGCCACTAGCTGCTGATAGATCAAGCGCTGTACGAAGTAACTGTTGGCTTTTAGCAACATCACCAGTTGTAGTTAATAAACGCTGAAAGGCTGGGCGCAGTTGATCATCAAGGATACCAAACTGCTTCTCAAGATCAGCAATAAAGTTCTTAACCGAAGGATCTGCAAAGGCTAAGCCTAAGTTATCTAAAGACTGGGTTAATACTCTGGCTGCTTTGTCATCTTGAGCAAAGGCTTTAGCAGCGTTGAAACCTGCGCGGCCTAAACGCTGGACGGTAAATAAACCAACATAAGACTTGGCAAGTGTCTTAACCTGAGAGTTAAGGCTAAGGGTTGACTTAGCGGCATCTTGAAAGGCTTTCTTGCCAGAGAATACCGAAGCAATATCTATCTTTAGATCGGCCATTATTTCACCTTAGTCTTTGCTTTGAACTCAATAGCAGAATTACCGATCGCTTTAACTACTGCTGCTGTCACTTTGCCTTGATCCTCAGCAAACGCTCTAAATATTACGCGACCAGTCATCTTGCGAGATACGCGGCCTCGCTGGCCTTGTTGTCTTGGTCGCGCGTTGACCAGTTGACCAGTTGCGTTGGCTCTAGCGATGAACTGCTTGCCAGCATTAGGGTTTAGTGACTTGTTGATATCTTTACCAGATGCCCACACTTGCGTGATATCACCTACGCCAAAGCGACCGCCGCTATAACCAAGTGTTCTACCACCAGTAGGTTGACCATTTGGAGACTTGCGCCCTGCTGTCTCATAGATCGCTCCACCGGCGGAAGTGTTAACAATTCGAGCCAGAGACACAAAGCCGCGTTGATTTGGTTTAGAAGGGCGTGTGGAGTATTTAACTCCGCGCTTGGCTTCGCCTTGATCGTACTTAGGGAACTCACGATATTTAGTAGTCTCGCTAGATGAACTGGCTGAAGTCCAGCCCGACAGCATCGCAGTATTAGACGGCAAGTAGCCACGCGCTCTGTTAGTAATTGGCTTGAGCGCAGCAGCCATTTGCTTAGTAGTTGCCTTGGCTAGATCAGGCTCGAACTCTTTAAGGGCTTTGCGGAGTTTATCTGCGCCTTTTAGTTCGACTGGCATCGCTTTGCTCCTTTGCTCTGTCTTTCAGGGCTTGAAGTAAAGTCCTGAACATCGTGTGATCTAGTTCAATTAAAGTCTGTGGCGAGAGTCCTGTCTCTAGCGATAGTCTCGCTACGAGATAGGTGAAGGACTCTCGCGTTACTCCAAAGGGTCGTCATCGAGAACTTCGACTCGCGCCAAAGTTTCCAAGAACAGTTCTCCGAAGGGTTTTACGGTTTCACCCGACCGACGAATTGCTTCCCAGCAGAGCCAATATACATCGGTCTGCTTTTCATCATCTCTAAAGGCTTTATGAAAGCCCTTCTTTGCATATTGCTCGAAGGCGTACTCGATCGCCGGAGTGATCTGGTACTCGTTAACGCTTCCGTCTGCCCTTGTTACCTTTAGTT